AACTCGATTGCACCATACCTTCTGTGCGTCTTGAAGTTAGGTCGAGTTGCTGCCGAATCTGCATCTCCATCGTAGTCGAGAAATCCCATGTATGGCTCGCTAGTGTTTTCATCGACAAACTTTCTTATTCTCGGTGGACCAACCGCAGGCGAATCGTAATACTTCGGGGAGATCATTGGAATCTGTGCTTCCCATCCGGTATTGACCCATGTTCCTGACTGATTGTAGTATCCGTCAGTGCTGAGTTTAATTTCATAAATTACCTTGGCCCATGTAGCAGGCCCAGAAGCAGTCTGTATGTCAACCTCGGATACATTTTTGACTACGATCCTCCAAAGACCGACGTTAAAACCTTGCCAAGCAGTCAAATTTGTTTTGTACGACCTATCAAGTATCTGCTGATAGGAAACGTATTCTTCATATTGAGAGACTGTCAAAGTAAGTAAAGGAATCTGGGTAGTGACAGGTGCAGGATATTGAATCATACCGAAAGTGTCAGTCCCATCACTCGCCTCAAACATCCAGCATTGTTTAGACTCGGCTGCTGTCCTTACATCTGGTGTTGCAAAGGCGGTTCCGAAGTCCTGATAAAGAACCCTCTCTTTGCCATCGAGACTGACAGTAACCTCTGGTCTAAGGCTTTCTGGACTGCTGGGAAGTTCGTTATGCTCGCTTTCAGATTCAGTTTTTGCTTGAAACGTGCATGAAACGTCAAATATTGCAGGAGCCTCTTTCCTACGCTTTATATCCTTGCTGGTGCAGATTGCATAAGGATGAATAGTACCTGAGTCGGCATCGTAGTAAATGCTTTTGTTGACAACAGGAAGTCCGTCTGCCCTGCCTACAATCGCAGCGTTAATCTCTGCTGCATTGCCAGAATACAGACCTCCATTTTCGCCAAGTGTTTTGACGATGTAAGTTTGTGTGAAGTTCTGCGTTGTAGAACGACTATTGCCTTGTCCGGTAGATCCAGACACTCTGTAGCTGTCGTCGCCAACTTTGCAAACACTAAAGTTAAACGCCATTTCTATTTCCTAGTTAGCAACGAATATGAGTGTCGCCGTAACATCACCGCTGACTGCATCAAGTTGAACAAGATGACTGCTCGCATCAGTAACAGCACTTCCTGTTGAGCCGTATGATAATGCAAAGAAACCACCAGCGGGAAGATCGATGGAGTTGCTTCCGCCAAGTAGACCGGACCATGAACTAGCAACGGTCTGGTTAATCCTTAGCGTACCGGATGAGTCACCATCGTTTTGGATCACGATACTATTGACTGAGCTATTGGCGTGAGTCTCGCCAAGGTTATCCTCGCCTGCGCCCACACCGACATCCAATGTGCCAAGATCGTACAAATCGACCGTTAGCGATGACCCTGATGTAATGACCTCCTTATCGATTAGCAATGATTTATCAGGGACGATAACCGAACTTGAGTTCTTATTGTCTTGTGAAAAAGACTTGCTAACAGTAATGCCTGCACCTGCGGCATTACTTGCGTTTACTTTTGACGTTACTGAAAACTCTGCTCTTGTTATTGTTGCCATTGGTTAAATCTCTCCGGGTTTTAATTCTGATATTGCCAAAGTGTTAGCTTCTATTTTAGCCTCTAGGCTTCTCATGGATTCCTTTCTTTCTTGCTCAATTCTGTCTCTTTGAGCAGCAGCACGATCTTCAGCTTCCTTGACTGCCCTTGCAGTTTCATTTTCACGAGTCTGCCTGCGGAGGAACATGAACTCCTCAACAGATCCACCAGTAAACATTGCATCACGTTGCTCTGGACCTGCCGCAATCCTCTTGTCTATGGCTAACTGCTTAGATACTTCCTTCTCTTGTTCATCAAGCCTCTGCAACTCTTTGTCATGGATCGCTTTGTCCTGATCCATTTTCGCCATAAGCCTAGCTTCTTCCTTCAGCATAAGCTCTTTTTGCTCAAGCTCTCGTTCTGCGTTGGCTTTCTCTTGGAGTTTAACATCAAACAATGCGTCCGAACGCATAGCACCCGGAACAAAAGACCTCATTCCCTCCATTTCAGTTCTAATAGATGCAGTCTTTATTTTTGCAAGAGTCGCTTCAAACATCTCCAATGTAAGGTCAGCGTTCATCATTGCATTATCAAAAAGCTCCCTGTCTTTTTTTAACTGCTCTTTTCGTTCTTTTTCTGCGGCTTCTTGTTCTCTTCTGCCTATGTCTCGCATTTTTGGGTCTGCGTATGGACCATAAGCACCGGACCTTTTAAGCGAAGTCTCATAGTCATATTCAATGGCATCTAACATAGTTTGCATTGGTCCTTTAAGGTCTTTTTCAATAAGACCGAAGAGCTTAGCTGTATCGATGCCAGCTTGAAAGTATGCCTCGTTAAATCCTCCGCCAGCAAACCATTTCAATACTCCAGCAAAGTCCTTAGTAGACAAGGCTGTTTCAACCTGAGCCTCTTGCCCCATAGCACCTAAGAACGTAGACGATACTTGTCTGCCAGCTTGCTTTGACTTGGTTCCAGTTCCTACGCCAGTGTCAATCTCATTGATTCCATAGTATTTTGCCACTTTTGTCATCATTTCTGCGGCATCAATCATTTTGTCTAAAAATCTTCCCGCTGGACCTTTTTCTGACTCACCAAGAGCCTGCAAGAACTCCTCCCAAGTAGAAGTAAGAACCGTCATCTTTCCGTTAATGGTTTCTGCTTGCTTTTCTAAGTAACCAGCAAAAAGACCTCCTGCACTTGTCACCTTAATCAATGCTTCATTCAAATGGTCTGCCGTAATCTCTCCATTCTTCATGGCATCAGCAAACTCATTCATTGAAATGCCAGCAGCATCGGCAACTGCCTGTAATGAGAAACCAGCATTGATAAGCTGATTTTTTTCTTGCCCCATTAACTTTCCTTGGGCATTGACCTGTGCAAATGCAATCGTCAATGCTCTGAACTTTTCGCTATTACCACCAGCAACAGTACCAAGCCTTCTAAGCCTGTCTGTAAGTTTGTCTGTGGTTAATCCATAAGATGCCCAAGTCTTAGCGTTTTCAATCAACTGATTGTTTGTAAGGATAGTTGTTTTAGCCAACTCTTTGAACTGATTAGTTAGCTCAACTCCAAGGTCCTCTCCGAACAAAGTCTTTAGTCCAGCAACTTTAGCCTCTAAGTCTGCATAAGCAAAAACCGAGTCTTTTACCAGCTTGAGTCCTACAAAACCTCCCGCCATTTGTCCGGCAGCAGACAAGGTTGCAGCACCTCCCAAGAATCGAGCCGCACCAGCAGCAGCACCACCACCACCTAAGCCTGAAACACCAGATGCCGCCATCCCAGCCATTCTTGCACGAGCCATCCTTTTATGATGTAACTCTTGCTCTATCCTATTAAGACCAGATACGGCTCTTGCCTCACGCTCTATACGATCTATTCTTCGCTGTTCCTTAGCCATAAGGCTATTCATCTGTTGGCCGTATCTTTCAGACGTTATGCGTCCTTCCTGATACGCTCTGTTCAAGGCTTCTAGCTGAAGTTCATGTTGCTTTGCAGAGTTTTCGGCCCTGTTTAGGCTTTTCTCAACAGCCTTTGCTGCGCGGTTAAAGTCGCTGGCAGTCTTAGCACCACCAACTAAATTCATGTCGAAGCTAATGCCGTAACGAACTAAACTTTTTGTTTTTGCCATCTTTTCGCCTTAGCCGACCTTAATGTTCTTTTTGTAAGTTCTGTGCCTAGACAATGCCTGACTAGCACTTCTTTGAACGAACCTTGGGATTTCCATAGAAAGTATCTTTCTAGCATCTTCTATAAAATGCTTCCCCTCGTAATCGTTTCCAGACCCGCTATTTGGTCCTTTTTGTTCCCAGTAATGATGGTTTTTCCATCCATCATTTCTGAATCGAGCTTTATAGGCAGCAAGGGTATTGCCAGCAAAAACGATATCCCTGTTCATGTCAGGCTGACTCCATACCTTGTAGTATGTGTCAAGCATTGAGCCATACTTATTCGCGGCTGCTTGCTCTTTTCTTGATCGCTTCAGATGCGTACCAGTAGCCTTTGCTCTGTGTATGCCTTTTGCTCGCATCTGTGCCTGAATGGTTATTGCAGAGATATGCCCAACCTTGTCAGCCACTTCTTTGTGTATGGCTAACTGAACCTGATCTTCGACATCACCTAAAACTTCATGAAGAAATTTAGAGATATCCCCCATCCTCATTTTTGCCATTGCTTCACCATTTGCATCAACTGTTGTTCTGCATCAGCAGGATCTCCTGATGATGATTGTCCTGAATCACGCTCAACAATCTCGAAGGCTATCCACTGGTCAAGCAATGTGGGGCTTACAGTGTTCATCCAATGCACCGGGTCATCTATCTTTAGTTTTTGACAGACGATAAATGCCCATCGCAATCGATGATTTTTCTTGAAATGCTTAATTAGCTTTTCGACTCGCCCTGATCTTTTTTTTCATCTTCCGTGTTGAAATCTAAGATCGCATGAACAAGCTCATCGAGCTTTGCGCCATCGAGTTCAAGTATGTCCTTCAAGTCCTCCTTGGTGAACATCGGATTCCCATCCTTATCGCACACTTGGTCGATAATCATGTTCGCTCGACGCTTTTCTTGAGTAGACTTATCAGACTTGCCCTTTTCGTCGAACAACTCTGACAATCTTCTAGAACGAAGTAGCTCAGTCAAAGGTTTCAGGAAAACAATGCCGAATCCTTGCACGTTGACCTCCTTTGGCGTTGGTTTTAAAGCAAACAGTTTTTCACGGGTCAAAGATGTCATGTTCAATTTCTCCCTCGGTTTCATCTTCATTAGATTTCAACTCATGATCCCAAAATCCCATGAGTTCATTAACAACTGATTCATCAAAAAGGATGTCATTTACCTCACGATGGACGAGCCGAACGTCATCTTCATTCAGTTTGACAATCAAGTTTACCGGGCTTCCGAAAGCCTTTTCCTTAAACCCGATTAAGTAATCATCAAAGAATACTTTGTATCTCTTTAAGTCAACTTCTTTGCCTGACCGAGCAGATTTACCGATGTCATCTTTTAATTCGACTCGTCCCATCCCCTATTTCCTTTTAGCTAATAGCTGGTGGTGTTCCTTCACCATCAAACGCAAAAGTAACCGTATATTCGATCAGCGAGCTTCCATTAGCCTCTGAGCTAGAAAGATCGGTCATGAACCCGGTTCCAGTTAAGGAAGGACCGGCTGCCGTTCCGCCAGCCTGAGTACCGAAATTAAGGGTAATAGTACCGACTGTGCCGTCAGGAGGATTAATCGCTCCTGTCATAGCAATAGTAGCTGTAACTTCACCGGGCTCAACAAATGCGGCAGGTACATAGGTCTTAAAGGCGTCTGCTTCGTCAAGACAAGTTGTTTCTATCTTGTCCAGTGAGAAACCAGAGAAACTAATACTTCTAGCGCACGCACTAGAAACCCCCGGTCCCGAAATGGTTGCGCCTTTTCCAACAAAATATGCCATTGTTATTTCCTTTTATAGTTTTTCATACGAAACGTCAAAACTCTGAACTGACCGGAACTGCCAATTATCTGTTCCATCGTTAGGAATATCAACTAAATGAATTTGTCCTGTTTGCCTTGACACACCATGAATGTGAATGGTGTCCCCAGCAATCGTTCCAGTGTAACCATTTAGTGATTCCTCTATCGCTTCAGCAAGATCATTTGCCTGCTGTCGCGTATCCCCGTATGACTCGAATCTTACAGTGGAAATTGCCACTGGCAAAAAATTTTCCAAGCAATCAAAAGCATCCTCGTAAGTTGCATACAGCAAAGCTGATGGCTTCAGAGAACCTTCTGGAATGTAGTCGGCATATATTCTACCACTACAAACGCTTTGGACTCTTGTATTGTTCTTAGTTATTGAAATAAGTGTCGGAAGCACATTGGACATCAGAACTCCCCTCGCAGTTCGATACGTCTTTCCATTTGCAATCCATCAGGGTCGATGATCGCGCTGATGCCGTAGTCTTTTCCGTTGATCGTACAACGATCTCTGACCGTCAGATCGCCTGTCCCGAAGAACTCGCCGTATGCAACGTGTGTCGTCTTTTCGTGCGTCATGCGACCTCTGACGATCTCACCACCTACAGTAGTAATCAGTTCGCAGGGCCATGTCTGAGTAACGACATCCCAATCTGCATCTGTTTTGTAGGTAGGCTGACCGTAGCTGTCGGTTGTACCGTCATGCCGAGTAAAGGTAGCGGTCCACCTTCGCATACCGATTCGTTTTCTACTCACGGATAGGAACTCCGAGAGAGGTTAGAAACGATACGCTCGTAAGCGACTTCCTGAGAGTGCAATGCACTTCCTTCCTGAGCCGGATCGTAGAACCACTTGCCTACGCAAAGAAGGATCGCAGTTTTCATCAGTCGAGGGATACAGGAAGCATCTGATCCGTAGCCTGCTGTGAACCTTACTGCGATAGCATTTGGATTGTAGTCTTGAACACTCGGCCAGTCCTCGCCGGGTGAAACAAACAGAGAGCATCTTCCTGCGTCGAAGATGTAGTCTGCTTCAGGCATCGTTACGAGAGTTCCATCGGAGTTGTAATACTTAACCGACTGAATGACCGTAACAGCCTTCTTGTATAGTTTTAGTTCGCCACGTTGTTCATCATCTTCGTTCCACTCGAACTGAGTTTGTTCGTAAGTAGCGGTGATGATCTGGCGGTCGATATCCTGCTCTAACCGTTCAGTTGCAGCGATAATAAGATCCTGCAACTTATCGTTATGTGTGCTGTCATCAGGATTTAGGTTTAGATGACTTTTTACTTGGGCTACGCTTACTGGAAGCGTGCTTGGGCTTGTCAGGCGTTGAATCGTCCAATTTGTTGTCATCTTCTACGCTTTCCAATACGCCAAACTGCCACAAGGTTTTTAGCACACCTTCTTTTATGGATGATTCATCCACAATGTGACCCGCAGGGAATCCCATGCGGGCCACTTTAAACTTAACTTTCGCCATGATTAGGTAATGGTGATCTTGGCGAGAACTTCTGGGTTAGCTACAGCGATGTCAATTCGCTGAGTAGCTTGAATCCCAATCTGATCGTTTGCTGCGTAAAGCTCATTCAAAGTCTTGAAGTTGAGCGAGCGACGATCACCGAAGTAGCAGCCAAGTCGCAAGTCACCAAAGACTGCTACAAGTTCGCCGGAAGCAGGAGCAACAGGGATGATGCTAGTCAGAACGACTGGATATCCGAGAAGCGATTGCTGCTGACCACCTTCGATGCTTTGGATGGTGTTACCACCGGCAGCATTGGCAAGATCGCGTACAGCAGAATGGTAGACTGCTGGATTGATGAACCAAGCATTGCTTGCACCACGAATCGGATTGCCGATACCACCAACACAAGCGGTTAGGTCGGTAAGAGCAAGAGCAGCAAGCGAAGCAACATTGGTGTCATCAACACTTGCATTTCCAGCGATACCATTGGCATTGATTGCGGAAGCAACACCGTTGAACAGGTTGTCATCCTCTGCAAGAGCCATTTGGTAAGCGATGCTGGTCACAAGCGTATCAGTCATGCTAATGACTGCATCTTCGCTGATCTCAGTGGACATCTTAACCAAGGCAGCCATCTTCTTGGCCGACAAAGTTACTTGACTGAAAGTAACGTCAGACTCAGTGATTGCTGCTGCTTCAGCAGGATAGTATACGGATGCCTGTGCAGTCACTTTAGGGACGGCCCAGTTGTCGCTTCCCATCACAATTCGCTGACAGTATTGACGAGCAACGCCGTATGATTCGAGCAAGTTGATAAGTTGGTTGCTCAAAGGTGAAGGTACGGCAAAACCGCCCTTGTTGTCAGTTCCGCCGGACTGAGCCGCCATGAACTCTTTTGCCTTGTGGTCGCCACCGAGGGCTGCAAGGTACATGCCTGCTGTGTAAGCATCTTCGCTCGAAGCAAAGACTTTCGACTTTTGGGACTTAGCGGTTGCTGGGATCACTTCTTTAACTTCCTCAAGTTTGGGTTGCTGGGCTTCGAAAACAGGTGGCTGGACTGCTGCTTTCGCTTCAGCCTCTCGCTTGGCGAGGATCTCAGCCTTGATCTTTTCTAGTTCAACAGCTTGATCGAACTCCTTTTCAAGATTGTCTGCTTTCGCCTGCAATGCTTGTAGTTCTTCGACGGTTGCTGACTCGGATTTTGCCAAGGCTTCCAGTTCAAGCGAAACATCGCTCAACTCAGCCTTGATATCGTTACGATTTCGCCTGACTGACATAGTTTTCCTTTGAGTTTGAGAGAGCGTAGCTCTACAGTTAGTGTGAATGTATCTAAACTT